CTTGGAGCAATTTATACCTTATATCGCTTTATGGTTTTTTCACTATATGAAGTAAAGAACGAATTTGGTGCTCGCCATGAAAAAGCAGCAGAAGATATGCAAGCGGTAAAAATATCTCTAGCAGAGATTAAGTTATTATTACAGGAGAAGAAATGAATAGATATAAAAAATTATTAGAGAACATAGGTGAGGAGGAATGAAAGCAAATCAAATGCTTGTACTTACAAATATGTTAGCTAAAATTATATCAGAAATGGATGATTTAAAGGCAATGATGAGAGAAGTGACCCTCAATAATTTTGAGGAGAATTTCGAGGAGGAAGAATGATTAATGACACCCATAGATATATTAACATATATGGGAATAGCGATGGCAGGATGCGCGCTTATTCTATTTCTTATGGTATTGATTTCAGTCGCGCGCCGCGTTATGATGATTATAATACCAACAAAACCATCTATAAAACTTCCCAAGGTAGAGAAGTTAGTGGTAAAGAAGAAGGAACAAAAGAAAAGGAGGACTGAATATATGAGTAAAGAAGCAAGTGAAGGAACAACATTTAACGATGTGTTTATGTTTATGATTGCAGTACCATTAGTCTTACTCTGGGTTGGGTTTGCAGGTTTCGTTATACATAGCGGACTTGGTGATGCAGCCGTTCTTGAGAATATTGAAGCATATACAACTTTAATAGCCATATTAGGTGGGCCAGCCCTTCTAATTATTAAAGATGCTCTAGATGTATGGAAACAAGAACAAGCAGAGAAGACAGCATTCTATAAAATAAAGGCGCAAGCTGTTATAGATTATAACGATGCAAGTCAGAAACAAGCTCAAATGATTGAATCGAAAGCTCAAGAACAAGAGCATAAGATAGAGTCAAGCGTTACCTTAAAGAAGAAATAAGAGAGAAACTATGAATAGATGTCTAATATGTAACAGTCGCGCAATAGGGTATCTATATGATGGTACAAAATACTGTCTAAAATGTAAAGACTAACATAATCTTTATATACCTAGACGGTGTAAGTATAATGTGGCCTCTAGAAAGACCACGAACCCACAGGACATTACGCAGTATGCGTCTTATGGGGCCACACAACGAAAGCTTTATATAGTGCTATGACATTATATTAAAGCAGGTGAATAACCAATGGCAAACGAAACAAGCAACAACACAGCCGATAATAGCAACATGACAGCAGGAGACAATAATACTGCTGATGACGGAAACGTAACAGCTCTTATCGATACTGTAACTGAATCAGGTCTATTAGATATTATCATGGACGAACCATTACTTATGGCTTTATGTGCTGTAGTACTAGGTATGGGCGCATATATTGCTTATACAGTACCAGCAGTCAAAGAATTAGTCTTTAAATATATAAAGAATAATGAAGCTGAGTTAAATGATTTACTCGATAAGAATCTAACAAAAGCCCAACAAAAGGTTTTTGAAAAAATGGACGAGACTGCACAAAAGCACGTTAAAGACTCTTTAGTCAAGAATGTATTAATTACAGCTTGGGATGAAAAAGATGATGAACTTGCAGCGCTAGTCAAATCTAAAGTTAAGGCCGCAATCGACGAAGCCAAGTAATGGACGTTGAAGGATACGAGCAAAGATTACGTCAGCGAGTCGGAGAAGGGGAATATGAACGTCATAAAGAACTTGTCCGTCTTCTGGCGCGCAATCTTGCTCTTGAAGATATTTTGTGGGAAGAAATTCTTGTATGTATTCGGGATGTTAACGCTCGAACAGAGTTATTGCGACAAAGAAACGCAGTCGTTCGTGACATACATACAGAGTTTAAAGCGCTAAACATAGAAGTACCAACTTTAGTGGAAAAGAATACTGAAGGCTTTTCTAAAGTATTAGAGGGATTATTTGATGATGAAGACACCGATAAAGAACGAGCAGAAGAAGTTAAACGCAGCGATTAGCGGTTTAGCGGCTCATGATTCGTTACAATTAGAAGATATATTCGAAAAGTGTCGCCATGATAAAAAGAAAATGACTTTATTAGTCAGAGCTTTTTGTGAATCCTATCTAATAGATAATAAAAGACGTCCACTTAAACTTAGACCTATGCAAGAGGATATTGTTGTTGAATCTCTAACATATCCTGACGGAGATAGTACTAAGCATCGTAAAGTAGCTATTCTGGCTCCACGGGGCTCAGGCAAATCCTATGCTCTTTCGGTAGCTGTATGTATCTACATGTTCTTTAAGAGATTCAGAGATTTAATTTTTGTCTTGGCTCCATCTGAGGACCAAGCAGCACTGATATTTAATTACTGTTATAGGCATTTCGCAGATAATGCTTTTTTAGATGGCTTAGTAGACCATTACAGGTTTCACAATAAGCCTAATATCACAATGAAGGGAGGGACGGTGCTACGTAGAGCTCCTATAGCTGCATCTAATCAGGGGCAAGCTATACGTGGACAACACCCAACCTTTCTAATAGTGGACGAGAGTCCGTTAATAAGTGACAAGTTATTTATAGACAATGTAGAACCATCGATTATATCTAACACCGCGCCATTCATTAACTTAGGGACTCCAAAATCAAAAGAAAATCACATGTATCGTTATCTGTACGATGATTCTTATGCAGAAAGTTTTACACGATTACATTACACATGGAAAGATGCTGTAAAGCGAGGAAGAGCGTACGACCCACCTTATACGGAGGAAGATATGCTCACAAAGATGATGGAATGGGGGGAAGATTCAATATATTGGAGGACAGAATATGAGTGCGAGTTCGTCGAGTCGTCGTCCAACATCTTCAATCCCGAACTACTACGAAGTTCATTCCGAAGAGGAATTGGATTTCTCGAAGCCGGAACGCCAGTTGATAACTGTGTTGTGGGTGTGGATATTGGTAAATCCGTTAATAGCACTGTTATTAGTGTTTGGAGTACCGCAAAATCCGATACCCAGAACGTTGCAACACTTATTTACTTGGAAGAAATTAGTCCTAAGACTGGTGGACATGATATTCCATACCAACGTGAGCGTATCGTTAATATTGCTCATAGTTATGGTGCTAGTAAGCTTATTATTGATGCTACAGGTATTGGTGGAGCGATTGAACAAGATATAAGGGTGGCGTGTATAGAGTATGGTATACATTTTATACCATTCGTTTTTACAGGAGGTCCAAAAGGTACAAAAACACAAGTTTATAGAGATATGGTATCATATTTACAAAAAGACCAAGTTTGGGTACCACATCCGGAAGATTTGGAGCCTGCAGAAGCAAAATTAGTTAATAAATGGTACAGAGAGCATGTAGACTTAGAATATACTATGGATGCAGCTGACAAAACAGAGAAAATATCAGCCCCTAGTGGTAAACATGACGATTACTGTGATAGTACAGCGATAGCTTTACATGCAGCGTTATCCATGCTACCTTCGTCTGGTACATTTTCTAGCGTTTCAATGCCTTCTAAAAGGAGTATTAATAAAAACAGTGCTGGATGGACAGGGCAAGGTTTATATACCTCTAGAAGAGGTAGAAATAGTTTAAATAAGGGAGCTCCCGGTGGTATTTGAGCGAAACCTTTATATACTGGTATCGCGTTATAGTTATTGATAGCCATGCCTTTACGAGATTATTTGCCCTTTTTTGGGCGAAAACGGACATTTGCAACAGTAGGGTCTAACCCACCGTACAACAAAGACGAACCACGTAATTTTGGAGCCGGTGTTATTAAACGCATCAAGTTACAAAATAATAGTAGGGGAAACTATGGAGGTGGAGCGAATAAAGAACCACAAATTGGAGATTATAGAACGTACATGAATGTGTATCTTTCTGACCCAATAATAAGAACTTTAATTGATTTACCCTGTATATATGCTGCGAAAGACGGTTACGATATAGTTACTGACGACGAAGTAGAGCGCGAGGCTATTACTAATTTCTTTGATGATATTAATATTGACCAATTAATATATTCTTGGTTACGTAATGGTAGAATATTCGGAACTTCATATCTAGAATATACTGGAGACAATCTAGTTTTACGTTCTTCCCAGAATATTTTCGTACAAAGAGACGAAAACGGTCAGATAATGTATTATTATCAAGATTTAGGAGACGACAAAGACAGTGTGAGGTTTGAAGAAAATGAAATTATTGAGTTTAAAAATAATGCCTTCGATGATTACGCTTATGGTCTTAGTGACATCCATCCAGTTCTTTATTTGGTTGACCTTAAAGATTACGCAGAACGGGATATTGGTGCTGCTCTCAACAAATACGCTACTAGTAGGTTTGATATTAGCGCTGGACTTCCCGATATGCCTTATGGTCCTGACAAAATTAACGAAATTGTTGAAGCATTTAACACATTAGAACCCGGCGAAGATATTATTCATGGTAATGATATAACAATTAAAGAGCTACAAGGTACACAGAGGGCATTCGAATATGGCAAATATACAGATGATATTTTAAAGAAAATACACATAGCTTTAAAGGTTCCAGTAACAATGTTTGATAAACCTGAACAAGCACGTGCTATTTTTGAACCTTATGTTAAACATTTACAAAGTGCTGTGGAAGCTGCACTTAATTCACAACTCATGCCGCAATTAGAATCCGGCACCGCTAAGTTTTCATTCCGTCAAATCAATGTTAGTGATTCATTCACTAAAGCTAAGACGGATATGATATATCTTTCAGAAGGTGTTCTTTCACCTAGTGAAGTAAGATTAGAAAGAGGTCTAGACCCAGAAGGTATAGTCGAGCAACAGCCTACAGCTGAAAATGCTAACTTATCTGGTGGTAAAGACGAAGACAAGTCTGAGGAATCAGAACGTGTCGAAAATAGAAATCTAACAGGAGACAGAAAAGAATGAGCGAAAATTACGCATATGAGAACTGTGTTATAGATGTCGCACCTATCCTTAAGAAAAGGGGTGTAGATAAATATGACGAGATGGCGGCAAAACTTTGCCGTATGAGAGTTGATGAAGGTACAGTTAGGGAATTCGCAGTTACCAATGGTACCTCAAAAGCCTCGAAACGTACTTTTGCTCTAGAAATAGCAGAACCTTTAAATATAGGTAAAGAAACTATTGACTATCCGGTCATAGCCATAACATCAGGAGTACATGATGAAGATGGTGACCAGAAAGTTTTTATAGAACCTACAATTCTAAAGGATAATTTGGAAGCATTTAGTGAGCTTCCAGTTTACTTTAATCACCAGCGAACCGAAGAAGATTTGATTGGCAAGGCTATCAACCCAGAATTAATCGAATTGGAAGATGGCAAAACTGGTATTAAAATGTTAGCACAAATCTTTAAAGATAGTGCTAAAACAAGTGAAGTGTTAGGAAAGTTGGAAAACGGCGATATGACACATGTAAGTATTGATTGGTTTTCTAAAGACGTCGATGTTTTAGGAGAACCCTTTGCTACGGACATTCGTCCTATCGAGGTAAGTTTCATTGATAATGAAACCCGAACCCCCGTTTGTGACGCATGTACAATTGATGGTAGTGAATGTAATGAACACCGTGAATTCGGTGAAAAAGAATCTGATTGTGGAGGCGCCTGTGGCGGCCATGAGGAAGATTCGTGTGCCTGTGAAACACACGGGAACAACAGCGAGGTAGAAAATATGGCTGAAGAAGAAAAAACAATAGTATCTGAAGCTGAGACTATCACAGAGCGTGAATTCGCTTCTATGAAATCTCAGTTAGATGAAATGACAACATCTTTTGAAGAATTGAACACCAAGCACGAGGAAGCCCTTGCTCTAGTAAAAAAATACGAAGAAGCAGAAACACTACGCTCTGAGGAAGAACTCAAAGCAAAGAAATCTGCTCTAGTTAATACAATTTTAGAGAAAGAAGCTCTTCTTGGAAAACTCGAAGAGGACAACAAGGATGCTCGTGTAGAGGAACTCTCTTCATGGGATGATGTAAAGCTAGAAGGATTTAGTATCGCTATGGAATCTATACCAGTACCAGAAGACTCAGAAAGAACTTTTGGAAAAGGTAAAGCCCATGATGCTGAAGAAAAGCCTGTAGAGGCAGAAGATGAGACCCCACGCATGTTTGCGATGGAAAATGGCAAAATCAAATTTGCCGGGTACAAAAACTAAGGAAATAAAATATGGCAACAGAAATATTAGTAAATGATGGTGGAGCGCCAGCGCGTATATTACCATTTTTGGCAACAGCTACCGTTACAGCTGGGGACTTGTTAATGGTCCACACTGACGGTAAAGTCAAACCTACTACTACGGCAGTCATTCCATCTATTGGTGTAGCATTAAATGATGCAGCAAGCGGTGAAATGGTTAACGTAATTAGTGGAAGAGGAAGTATTGTAAGAGTAAAACAAAATACTAACCTAGCAGCAGGACAAATATGTATGGTAGATGCAAGTAATGTAGGAGAAGTTATAGCACATACAGGAACTGGAGAAGCAAACTTAATGGCTTGTGTAACTCTAGAAGACGTAGCAGCAGGGGCACTTTGTAAAGTGATTTTGCACTAAGGAGAAATAAAATATGGTAACAGCAAAAACAGGAATACTATCATCCGCATCCGCAGGTGATGGATATACAAGTACAGCAGCACAACGTGTTATAGTAGATTTCAAAGACGCTCTTGTAGATTACAGGACAACCGAATTGGACGCTATCAGTATGTTTTGTGATACAATGCAGACAGAAACCGGTGGAGATATTGATATCACCATCGCAAAGCCAAGCATGGCTATGGAACAAATAGATGAAGGTTCAACACCAGCATACCAAAGTAATAATCTCAGAAATGAGCGTATTAGTGTTAAAGAATGGGGTATTGCAGTCGGTGTAACCCGTAGAATGATTGAAGATTCACGATTCAACGAAGTTGAGTTGGCTATGAATGAAGCAAGAAGAGCAGTAGACAGACATATCACTAAACATGCTATGTACACTCTTATGGGTATAACTGATACTATAGTTCGACCTGAAGCAACAATCACTACAGCATCTGAAGATACAATTGAAGAGTTCGGAAATTTCCCAGCAGGGGCATTCTTTGGAGCTTCTCCAGCAACATCTTCTTTAGACCAAGGTAGACTTGTCGAATACGGTGATTATTCAACCTCAGATTTAGATACGCTAGGTAGTCACTATGTCGCAAGTTCATCTACTGTAAGTGGAACAAACGATATCGCAATGGTAGACTTAACTACAGCTATGAACTTAATAGCTGCAAAAGGTGGAAACGCAGATTTAATTTTGGTTAATCCATCCCATGTTAAGACTTTATTAGATTTAGCAGACTTCACTCTAACTTATGCTCAATACAATAGGTCAAGGGCAGGAGACGCAGACGCAGCAGCAGCAGCTGTTGGTGGTGCTAGTTCTGATGGAATCATTGGTTCATTGTTTGGTATGAGAGTCATGGTCAGTGCATACTGTCCACAGGGAAGATTTGGAGTATTCGATACTTCTGTCAAACCTATGGCTTATGTAGAAAGACGTGGCATGACTGTAGAAGAAGCTAATCCCGGATTTGGAATTGTCGGTTCCTATATGTCTATGAGATATGGACTAAAAATCGTCAGACCAGAATCAGGTGTTATCGTCTACGGTGCTTAGATAAATTAGATTATAGTCAATAATTTGATACGGTACGGGGAAAACCGCAATTTCCCCACCTTTTTTACCGAAACCTTTATATACTCAGGTACGTTATAAGTATATTACATCGAGTCATACTCTGAAAAATGAGATGCGATGTAAAAAAGTAAGGAGATTAATATGGCACTAAGTGATAATCGCGGTTCACGCGAATTTGATAAGTTTGTTGCAGACGGTTCAGGTGACACTTCATTAAGAGTTACAACCACAACTGCAGTAACGACATCGGCAAGTAATACTACAGCAACTGTAGAAGATACTTCTGCAGCTTCAGCTTCAGTAGTATTGACAGAAACTGATGTAGAAGGTAAAAGTAGAATAGGTATACAAATTTTTAATACAGGAAGTTCTAATAGTAACCAAAATGCAACTTTTAAAGTTTATGGTACACTAAAATCTTCACCGGGAACAGTTGGAGGTTCTAACTGGACTCAAATTGGAGACGATATAGCAGTAACTTATAATACAAGTGCATATAAAGCAATTTCTACTACACCAGTTAAAGCTGTTGGTATAACAGGTCAAACTGGACATTCTACTCAAACATCTACTTGTGACGTTTATTTAATGGCGGATTGAGGTATCTTGGAGGTATTGAACTGTCCAGCCACTAGCCCCGCAATGAGTTCTAACTTTATAAGCGAGGTGGC